TTGTGATGAATCTAGTGCCGTGGAATGGATCGGTTACAGAGATTAACGCAACAGCCTAATCCCCTCTTGCACAAAGATTATGCCGACCTACACAAGCGTCTGTGCCAAATGCGGCAAGGTTTATGAGTTTAAAGCCTCTGTCGCAGAGCGCATTGAAAAGCGCCCGGAATGCTGCGGGCAAAAGACTGAGGGCGTTATCCATGCAGTTCCTGGCAAGGTGGATAAGCCAGCAGCGTAGTAACCGACTAGGCGGAACCTAGGTCGCACTGTCGTGATGACAGCGCATCTCCCATAGCAGGAGCAAAAATGCAAGACGAAGTGATTGCCGAAGCACCGGCAGAGGAAGTCATTCCCGAAAGTGCTGCCCAACCTACCGAAACCACGGCGGAATCGGAACAGGAAACGAAGCCGGAATCCAAGGAAAAGACTTTTACGCAAGAGGAACTAGATTCCATCGTGCAGAAAAGGCTTGCCAAGGAATCGCGACGGATTGCCAAGCTTGCAGAGGTGGAAGCCGAAAACCGGATGCTGAAACAGCAGATGGAACAGGCACGACCGAGACAAGAGGAACCGTCAGGAAAGCCCGTACCTTCGCAGTTCTCGGACTATGAGTCCTACATCGAAGCAGTAGCAGAGTGGAAAGCCGACCAGAAGCTGGCAACGATCCGCGCCGAATCGGAAGCGCAACAGCGCCAACGTGAAGCACAGGAACGCGCAAGCAAGGTACAGCAGAAGCTCAGCGGTGCAGCGTCGAAATACGATGATTTTGAGGAGGTCGCTCTAGACCCTTCCGTGCCGATTACTCAGCACATGGCGGAAGCCATTGCAGATTCGGACATGGGTGGAGACGTGGCGTATTACCTCGGCCTCCATCGTGACGAAGCCGCCCGTATTGCGATGCTTTCCCCTGTCCAACAGGTGCGGGAACTCACGAAACTCGAAACGAAGCTTTCGGCTACGCAGGTAGCAACAAGTAAAGCGCCCAAACCCATTACTCCGGTGAATACGAACAAACAGCCTACAAGTGGGCTGAGTGACGATTTGCCTGTGGATGAGTGGCTGAAGCGCAGGAATGCCCAAGTCTACAAACGGGCTTAACCCCCTCGCCGCGTCGTGATGACGCTGCAATCCTTCTAGGAGCATCAAATGCCTAACACTATCCTTACCCCCTCGGCGATTACTCGTGAGAGTTTGCGCATTCTCCACCAAAAGCTGAATTTTGTCGGTAACATTACCCGCGAATACGACGACCGTTTCGCCAAGACCGGCGCGAAGATTGGCGACACCCTGAACGTCCGTCTGCCGAACGAGTACGTGGTGCGTACCGGCACCAACATGTCGGCACAGGACACCGTGGAAACCTCGGTTCCGCTGCAAGTCTCGACCATGAAGGGCGTCGATCTGTCCTTTACGTCGCAGGAACTCACCCTGTCGCTTGACGACTTCTCGAAGCGCATCATTGAACCGGCAATGTCGGTGCTTGCTGCGAACATCGAAGCAGACGCCCTGAACATGTACAAGGACGTCTACAACATCGTCGATCAGGATGCCACTGCCTTTACGTGGAACACCGTCCTTAACGGTCGCAAGGCTCTTAACGACAACCTTACGCCGATGGACAATCAGCGTTCTTGCCTGCTCTCGACCGCTTCCTCGGTCAAGTTGGTTGATGCTCTCAAGGGTCTGTTCCAGGACTCGACCGAGATCAGCAAGCAGTACAAGGAAGGCAAGATGGGCCGTTCGGCTGGCTTCGACTTCTACGAGAACACTCTTCTGGTTCCGCACACCACTGGCACCGCTGCCAAGACGACCACTTACACCATTAACGGTGCGGTGACGACCAACGGCGCAACCTCGGCAGTTGTTCAAACCGGCACGACCACGTTCAAGAAGGGCGATGTCTTCACCGTTGCGGGTTGCTTCCGCGTCCATCCCGAAACCAAGGTTTCGACCGGCGCTCTGCAACAGTTCGTCATTACCACGGACTACGCTGGCGGCGCTGGCACGATCAACTTTGCTCCGGCCATCTACACCTCGGGCGGCAAGCAAAACGTCGTGGCCGCTGGTATGGCGAACGGCTCGGCAATCGTCAAGGTTGGTGCGGGTAACGCTGAACAACTCGGCGCTGACCTGGTGTTCCACAAGAACGCCTTCGCATTCGCGACCGCTGACCTCCTGCTGCCGTCCGGTGTTGATTTCGCTGCCCGTGAAGTCATGGATGGTATCTCGATGTCCATCGTTCGCGACTTCGCAATCAGTGATCGCAGCTTCCCGTGCCGTATTGACGTTCTGTACGGTTACAAGACGATCCGTCCGCAGCTTGCCTGCCGTCTGCACGCTGACGGCTAACCCGTTGGCTTAGTGCCTGCCCCTGCTCACAAGGCGGGGGCATTTCTAAGCCCACAGGAGCGAATCATGCAATTCCAAGAATTCCCGAAATGGATCAATGTTCCCGGCCATGAGGATGGGGGCGTTGTCGTCTTTAACGCAGAAGAGGAAAAAAGCTATGGGCTGCAAGAAGAAACCCCCGAAGAAGTAAAACGGAAGCCGGGTCGTCCTAAGAAGGTGCAAGAATGAGTACAGCACAAGACATCATCACACGCGCTCTCCGCTCCCTTCAGGTTGTCGCACAGGGCGAGACTCCCGACGCCGACCAACTGAGCGACGGGCTTGTGTCTCTCAATGACCTTCTGTCTGCTTGGGGCAATGAGCGACTGATGGTCTATCAGACCGTCCAAGAGTCAATCACGCTTGTTGGTGGGCAATCTACCTATGATATTGGCGTCGAGGCGACTTCTCTCAATACCACGATGCCGCTCAAGATTGAACGCGCATTCATTCGTCTGAACAATATCGACTACCCGCTAGAAATCCTATCCCGCGAACAGTTCCAATCCATCGCGTCCAAGTCGGACTCTTCCGACATTCCCTCCGGTCTGTATTACGACTACAACTATCCCGAATCGAACATCCGTCTATCGTCTGCCCCCACTGGCGGAACGCTCTATATCGACTCGTGGAAGCCCCTCACGGCAGTTTCTACCCTTGGTACGACCGTTACCCTTCCCAACGGCTACGAACGCGCTCTAAGGCTCAATCTCGCTGTTGATCTGATGCCGGAATATGGGGTGCAGAATGAAATGGTCTATGGTCTTGCGCGAGAGGCTAAAGCCGGGATTAAACGCGTCAATCACAATCCGCAGGTGATGTCGTTTGATGCTGAAATCCCGCAACGTGTCTCCTTTGATATTCAGGTGGGACGATGAGACTCCCGCTTGCCTCTGAACTCATCAGCCGTGACGGAACGACAGACAAAGACGCCACACTGAAGAATGGGCTTGTCGAAGCCAATGGGGATCAGTTAATCGTCCGCAAGCGTCCTGGCATGTTTGACCTTGGCTCCGTAGGGGCAGGGGCTTCACAGGTTCTGGCGGCATGGCAAGGTGAATTGGTGGGCGTTGCCGGTGACTTGATTACTTCCAGCATTATTGTCAGCGGACAAGGGATTAGCGAATCGTTCCACACCTTCACCCCCGGCGAAATCATTATGAGTATCGCCACCAGCGGGGATTATGCTGTTGCTGTGGATAACGGAAGGAATGTCTATCAATCGACCAACAGCGGTGGTTCGTGGTCGCTCTCAACAAATACCCTGTACCTCCATACTGCGAATGGGACTGTTGCTGCTGGAAATGGGTTGTTTGTTATCTGCATCCCCGGCATTTCTACGAATGACGTTCTGTATTCGACGGACAACGGGGCAAACTGGACATCTGCCACAAGCGGTGCTGCGGGTGGGGTTGTCAAGACGCTATGGTTTGCCGGTGGGGTCTTCTTTATTGTTGGCTCGAATGGTCTGCTCTATACCTCTACTAATGGTATCTCTTGGACAAATCGCAGCATTGTAACGACTGATGATTTTTACGGGGTGGCGTATGGCGCTGGCAAATGGGTCATCGGTACGAATCAAAACTTTGTCTATACCGCAACAAGCCTTGCCTCCTGGACACAGCACGCAACCCCCGCACCGATTGCCGTGACAGCGTATGGAAATGGCTTGTTCGTCGGAACTGATGGAGCAGACTTTTACAAATCCTCAAACGGCAGCACTTGGACGCTCGGATATGCGACGGGTGACAGTCTGAATCCAAGCATTGCGTTTTTTGACGGGGCTTTTTGGGCCACGCGTTCTGGTTCGTTTGCCTATGAGGTAATCGTCAGCACGGACGCTGTAACTTGGACTGATGCGTATGACGTTAATTCCTGCACGGTCGTCGCGCCGTTTGATAACGGTCTGTTGATTGGTACGTCAGAGGTTTCAGGATCGTCGAAGATTCACCGACTGCAAATCACATCATCCGAGTCTATCGACGTTCAAACCTCCTTATCTCTTTCTCCCGCCACGGCAAATCTTGAATTGTGGGCGAACCTGACGGGGGCAGCAGCTTCGACACAATATCTATTCCTGAAGAATTCAGAACAAGGATTCCTCCTTGATAGCGCACTGACCCTTTCCGAGATTACGGACGTAGATTATCCCGCCTCTACCGTTCCCGGTGTTGTGTGGCTTGATGGCACGTTCTACATCATGGATGCAACGGCGCGAATCTACGGCAGCGATCTGAATAATCCGAGTGCGTGGAATGCGCTCAACTTCATTACCGCTATCAAGGAACCGGGCGCAGGGGTTGCAATTGCCAAATCACAAAACTATGTGATTGCGTTCAAGGAATGGAGCACGGAATTCTTCTTCAACGCTGGCAATCCCACTGGCTCCCCCCTCTCTCCGGTAGATAACGGATTCACTTTGATTGGGTGCGCTTCCGGTCAGTCTGTCTCTGAAGTTGATGGAACGCTGTTCTGGATCAGTCAGACCAAACAGAATGGCCGTGGCGTTCATATGATGGTGGGGCTTGAGTCCAAGGAAATCACCACGCCAAGCATCCAACGGATTCTGAACCGTGACAGTCTGTCGCAGGTTGCTGCTTATGGGCTGAGGATCGGCGGGGCTATCTGTTACGTCCTGACCCTCAAGAATACCGGAGTAACGGTTGTCTATAACGCTCAGTCTGGCAAGTGGTCAGAATGGACAAGCCTCACCGCCAACAGCGCGAAGTCTTGCACGATCACACGGACGGGGAATATGGCGCTTGTGTCGTGTCCCGGTCATGGGTTGTCAGACGGAGAACCTGTACTGATTGCCGGAGCGAATCAAGGTCAATACAACGGCAGGAAACAGGCATTTGTAACCAGCGATTCGGAGTTTTCCTACTTCGTTGAAGGCGAACCAACTACACCGGCAACCGGCACCATTACCGCAGTGACCTACACCCCAAGCTATTTCAAGCTGACCAAGCATGTAAAGGCATTGGGACGCGACCTTCTCTTGCACGAATCGAACGGGCATATCTACACACCAAAGGATTTGGGCGGGTCTGATGATGCCCCCATTGATTTCGACATCCGTACAGGCAAGTTCGACGGCGACACCACTCGGCGCAAGACCTGTGGGCGGGTTGAAGTTGTAGGAAACAAGGTCGATAGCGATGCAATGCTCAGATGGTCGGATGACGACTACCAGACGCACAGCAAGTATCGTCGGATTGATCTTTCAGCAGACCGCGCACAGCTTACCCGTTGCGGTTCTTTCCGTCGCCGTTCGTTTGAACTCCGACATGTAGCAGATACCCCCCTCCAACTTGTAGCGTTGGAAATTGATCTAGGAGCGTAATCATGGGCCAATTTAGTATGTATAACCAAGCTTACAACTCAACCCCGAGTGAGTCGTCGTTGCTTGCCAATAAGTTTCAAGACGAGCAACAAAAACGCTGGCTGGAAAAGGCGTACGGGTTCTCGCTCCCGACCCAACAATCCCCGCAAGACAAGTTCTTTTCCTCCATGTCTAACTACATGGGAACCAATGGGGCTTCGGGCGGGAGTAACTATTACGAGAACCGTCTGAAGTCACTGATGGAGAACCCCAACAGTATTCAGAACTCCGGGGCTTATCGGTTTGCCTTCGACCAAGGGCAACAGGCTATCGAACGCTCTGCCGCTGCTAAAGGAATGCTGAATAGCGGGAACATCCTTGCAGAATTGGCGCGTTATGGTCAGGGCATGGCGTCTCAGCAGTACGACAAGGAAGCCGACCGTCTCGGACAACTCGCGATGCAGAAGGAAGCCAACGACATCAACCGCAGCACTGCCAACAGTCGTAACGCACTCTCCATGATGGAGATGTACAACAAAATGCCGCGCTTCATCATTGCGTAAGGGGGAGATATGAACCGACTTCTCGACCAATTGCCCGTGAATACCCTTCGCAACAACATGACCGGGCAGACGTATCAATTCCAATCCGGTGGAATGCCCGATAACGTGGATTACGCCCGTCCGCTTAACTACATGGGTAAGAAAGCGTTCTACGGCAAGCAAAACCCGGCAGACGTGTTTGACGAGAACGGAAACAAGATTGCATCACTGATTGGAGACGTTGCGGAACACAACCGGCAGCAAGACCGCGCCTATCAGTTGCAAAAGCGTAAGATGGAAATGGAAACCGAAGCCCTGCAACAGAAGAAGATCAAGCAGGAATTGGATAGTCATGGTCGTGCGCCTGCAAATTACCGTTTTAAGACTGACGGAACATTAGAGCCAATCCCCGGTGGGCCTGCGGACGTAAAGGAACAGGGTAAATTCAATGCCGACCTTGCTTCCATGCAGGGGACTGAATCCGCCATGAATTCACTGGCTGAACAGGCAAACATGCTGTTGAAGCATAAAGGGCTAGATGCTGCGACAGGATGGCAATCTCTGTTCCCAAGCATCCCCGGTGGTGACGCAAAGAACTTTGAGGCGCTTCTTGATACGCTGCGGTCAAAAACCGCATTTGGCACGTTGCAGGCAATGCGTGACGCTTCAAAGACCGGTGGTGCGCTTGGCGCTGTTTCAGAGAAAGAATTGAAACTTCTGGAGTCCAACCTTGCTGCCTTGGATAAAGCGCAGTCTCCTGAACAGTTCAGGGCGCAACTAGAAGCAATCATTAAGTATGCGGAAGGCGCGAAAGGGCGCACTAGGGAAGCGTTCAACATGACGCACACTCGCGG